GGTCCGTAGACCCCTCTGTTCATCTTCCCTTTCGGGTAAGAAGGAGATTAGTTTGAGTTCCGGTAATTGGTTTGTAAGTATAGGTAGCGGCGAAGATGCTAGCGGAAACGCTGCTTCTCGTACATGGACTGGAAGTTCGACCCCAAAAGGCCAACCTTTTCGCCCTCTACCTTACTCGGCCAACGGATATGTGAACCGCCACACGAAATTTTACGAATGGTGGAACCATAACAACCCAAACGAACCATATGCTCCTACTGGCTCTCAAGCCTACTCCGGTTGGACCGGTCTCTGGTATAATTGCATTCCTTTACCGGATAGCAACTTCCAGAACCTAGTACGACAAGGAGTATTTGCCAAACAAATTGACGCTGTGAATAGCGGCGAATTCCATACAGGTATCTTCCTGGCGGAATTGCCGGAGGCTATCGAGTCTGTTGTTGGGCTCGCTACCTCTATATTCCGATCCATTGCGGCCCTTATCAAAGGGGACGTTTCTGGATCATTGCGTCATTTGACACGTGCTCTCAGCGCTAGAGGACACAAGAGGGTGAAACCCCCGAATGTGAAACTTCAAGCGACTGATATATCTTCTACGTGGCTCGCTATGCAGTACGCATGGGGGCCTCTCCTTCAGGATCTTAAAAATCTGATGGAGAAAATCGAAGAGATGAAAAAAGAGCGCGGGCTTGTGTTCAGAAGCCGTGGAAAAGATTTATACATCCGACCGATGCGTATCCGGATTGAACCGGGTTATGAACAACGCGTTCGGTTTCAGGCTATCTGGACTCTACGGGAACATCCCTCTATGGCACAGGTACTGGGTCTTACAGATCCAGCATCTGTTGCCTGGGAAAAGGTGCCCCTCTCGTTCGTAGTCGACTGGTTCATACCAATCGGCAACTACTTGAAGGTTATGTCTTTTCCACCAAAGCTTGTGAACCAGTATTGTCACTCAACATTGTCGACTGCTAGTACTAAGCAATCGCATGTTGATGATCCTTTTCCTGGTTCGGGCTTTTGGCTTAGGGATGGCAGTTGGGATCTCAGGAGATTCGACTTCGTCAGAACGGCCGGAACAGATCCGAATTCCATTGACTTTTATGGAATTCCCTATCCGCCCCATAAGACGTTGGAGAAAGCTTTTTCTCTTGCCCACTGCGAAAACGCTGCCGCTTTAATACATGGTGGCGTCTCTAGCCTCTTCGATCAGCTCTCACGAACTGACGTCAGAGGCACCCGGTTAAAGACTTGGTCCAACTTCCGTGCAAAGCAACGGATGAGCCCATTTCTTTAGTTCTTTAACCCTTTACTTCGTAAAAGGACTTATATGTCCGCACAAGCCAACATCGCCATCTACGATGGCGCTGCGACTCCTACACTGCATACGTTTGTCCCGCTTGGATCTTCCAATGATCCTATGCTTGGCAACGTCGCCAGATGGCGTGAGATTCTTGCATCTGTTCCGTTGTATGCGAATGCATCGGTTCAGACAACTTGCAAGAAGCTCAAGAGCGGTGTATGGCGTCTCGAAGCCCGTTTCCAGGTTCCGGTCATGGAGAGTATCTCCGGCCAGAATGCAGCTGGTTACACGGCGGCACCAAAGGTAGCCTACGTGAACGTCGGTAGTTGCGTGTTCTACTTCAACGAACGCGCCACGCCTGTTGAGCGTCGGCTTGTCAAGCAACTTGTTGCGAACTTCATCAACAACATCGGTACCTCGGTGGCGTCTGCCACTACTGGACCGTGTGCCGAATTGGTGGACAGCGGTATCACCGCTTCGTAACAAGGAGGTCGCGATATCGAAATCGAGGCCTATCATTTCATACTGCTGGTTGGAGGTTTCCTTCTATCAGTACTCCTATGGAGGTATGTATGTGGACAAAAGCCTACGGGCCCGCCTTGTCACTTCCAATTTATCGGAAGTTGGCTAGCATTTTTTGTACTCGGATTGCTGATTCTCGCCTTCGGGCTGACCTCGAGGAAGCTTGTGATAAGTTTCTTCAAGGAGAACAGCAGCGACTTTTGAACTTCAAAATTGATTACGAAGCTCATTCAGTCGCCGACGTAATTGCCGCTCGCCAAGTTCTTGCTCTCTTTCAGAAGAATACTGAATTCGTTCTGGACGAGAGGGAGCTCGAAAAAGCAGCTTACGCCAAGTTCCGAGCGGCCGAAGCGCAATGTCTTTCGACCGATGCACGGTTCTATGCAGATGTGCCAGCGACTGATAAGCCGCACCTTATTAGTGCTTTATTCAAAGCACAAAGGCTTATGGCGCGTATGCTAGGTCCGTGCCCGACGATTGACAAATTGCCACTTCGTTTTGGGCCGGGTAGTACTGTGACGGTGGACAAACAACATGGGACAGTGCAAGCAAAGCTTGCTGATGTCCCGTCGTGTAGTCAAGCTTTAGCTCACAGCCCAAGGTTGCCTGAGTTTCTACGTTCTATACCTCATTGGCTTGATTGCCATCAGAAGGCAGAGTACGTGGACGACGAGGGCTACCTAGTGGCGAGGTTAGACATCGAAGTCCAACCTAGTGAGTTACAGTTTGTCCCGAAGAAGGTCGATTCCTTGAGATCTATAATAAAACAACCAACGCTTAATACCATGTTGCAATGTGGTATCGGCGATTATATGGTCAGTAGACTCAAAGGGTTCGGCGTGGACTTGTCTGATCAAACCATTCAGCAGAAACGAGCCCGCAAGGGTTCGATTGACGGCTCTCTGGCTACCTTAGACTTGTCCTCGGCTTCCGACACCATTTCTTATTGGCTGGTTAAGTTTCTCCTGCCAAGGGAATGGTTCGAGCTATTGAGCATGGCTC